GCGCCGTGAGGCGCTCTTGGACCTAAAAGTCCACCCGGGTGCTCTGTACTTCGTTTGAAGAAATGATGTAACACCAAACTTAGTTCTCTCCTTCAAAAGGGAAACCTTTTTGGAAGAGTTCAAAGTTTGATACAGGGACAAATCGTTGAAGAGGGATATTACAGTTGCCATTAGCTAGTGCTAACACTTTTTGTGCAATACGGTATTGACATCGGGTCACAAAGTGACCTTTGTTCTTCACCGCATACGCGTTAAGTGTTGGTACAACAGCTAGTTGCCTGTATTCCCCCCTCAGCCATGCGTTATATATCGAATATTCATCTTCCCCTGTCTCGTCATGAAAGAGAATTCCATTTTGGAGTTTCTCTGAAATGGCAAAGACAAGAGGGTGATTATTCGGCATATCACTTAAATTCTTTCTGATTTCCTTTAGAACTTGTGGCTTTTCAACCACATTAACTAGCTCATAGAACTCGCTATCTCTAGCAATAGAGATTAGAGAATTCAATGTGTCCTCGCTTAAGCCTGAAATTATTTCAGACCAGCTTGAGGGTGAAGGTTCCAGTAATGGTTCCTGCCCTATAAGCGTGCAAGGTAAGGCTAGTAGATCAGCTAATAACTTAGAATTTTTATTCTTAGCTATTAGAACTCTAAAGGACGGTTCGAGCTCGTTATCTGAATATCCTCTTTCTCTGAGAATCCTTAATAGTTCTATGAACTGTTCTGGTTTCTCATTGAGGTCTTGTAGCAGATCAACTGGTAAACCAGTTAGTTCTACTCCTCGACCGAAGAGTCTCTTAGCAAACTCGGCATTGCCTTGTTTACTTTTTGTACACTTCGAGAGGGATATGTGAACACCTAACCTTTGCATCACATCGATATACATATTATAACAACTTTCGTTGTTCATAATATTATCATCACCTAATATAAGGTACTTAACTTTACCTTCAAGCGAAAGCTTTGAGATACAGTAATGTATTATTATATGGTGTGTTACAGTGGCTACAGGCCATGAGCTTAAAAAACCCATGGGAGTACCGGATGAGTATTTTATCTTGGCATTGCCATGATCAAACGCTCGATCTCCGATAACTATGTTCCATAGCTCACCTAGTGATGGTTTCAAACTATTCATATGGATTGTTGAGAGTAATCTCGGCAGTCTATCTGTAAAGTTTGTAAGGTCGGAGGTGTAGATTTCGTTACCTAAGCCTTTGATAAGCTTGGGTATCTCGCTCTGTCTGAAAGTTACATCAGTCGGTACACGTTTTAACACAGACATGTATGTGTTATGTATACCACTAAGTGCCGTATTTGACCACCAGTCTCCTATCGCAACGATGCGGGTTTTACCTGCTTTGTCGGATAAGAATACTAGTTTTGAATGTCGGAACTTTTGATGTTCAGGATAAGTGTGAAATTGAGTAAGGCTAAGCCCAGGAACTGTTATTTCTAACAGATCCTGTACAGCACCTGATAGTTCTTCCTCGGCCAGTAATGGTCCGATGTCGTTCAAGCATGATGCTGAAGCTGGTCCATTAGGACCTGCCTTATTTGATAACACTAAGTTACCCTGGTAAGTGCATGAATGAAATACTTCATTGTACTTCCACTTCTTTGAGTAATCTGCTATTTCATTAAGTAGATTGACATCAAATATAGGATTTTGGACTATTGACGATACATCGTCACTAGGCTTTAATCTTACAAGATCAATCATTCTCCATATTGAAATAACATATCTTACTCTTCGGACAGGAGTTCCTTCGTCGATTCTCCAATATTTTAAAACTAGAGGAAAACCATCTTTCCCACTTTTGTGGAAAGGAATGTTTTCAGGTTTCTGCCCTAAAGCAGACCTAATTAAATAAAGTCTGTAAGCCTTAAATAGCGTGACAGTCTCTTTTATTGCTTTATGCTTAACATATTTAGAGAAAAGATGATT